CGGAGCAAGCTGGCGCTACAAAAGAAGAGCGCGGCACAGCCACATTACTAGGTGCTCCTACTGGTTTGCTGGACATACTTGCACCCAACATTGGCCCTCTTAAAAACATATTTAGCACAGCATTGGCCAGAGGTGGCGTAGAGGGATTGACCGAGGCATCTCAAAAGGTTGCTCAGAACCTGATTGCTCAAGGCGTCTACAACCCCGAGCAAGACGTTCTTGCTGGTTCCGCCGAAGAAGGTGCATACGGAGCTGGTGTAGGTGCGTTGGCAAGCTTGTTAGTTGACGTGACTCTAGGCCGTAGGTCTAAAGGCGCAAAAGTCCAAGAAAAACCGCCCGCAGAACCAGCTCGCGCTCCAGAAGTGGAGGCTCCTCCGCCGCAAGTTGCCTTACCTGAAGCAGCCGGATTCAGCGCCGAACAAGCGCAGGCCCTGCGCCAAGATGCCGCCTTAGCCGAAGAGGCAAGGTTATCGGGTGTTGCGGAAGCCGAAAGAGATCGGCTGGATCAAATTGAACAAGAGATGCAGGCAACACAAGAGAGATTTCGAGGTTTGCCGGGCATGACTGGTCTGCCCAATATAAATACAGATCTGATGGGCGCGATGCGCGACAGGGAACAGCAGCAGCTAGAAGCTCAGCAAGCAGAACTGATTGCCGAGCAAGCCCGCAAACAGGAAGAGTACACCGCGCAAGTTGCACAGTATCAAGCACAAGTAAGCGCTATACAAAATTCCATATACAGCTCTGATCCCGTTCAGAATCAAATTGTCAAAGACCGGCTGCTCAACAACCTGCCGCAACCCGGGGTAAACCCTACCTCACTGGAAACATTTCCAGTGACTGAGGGCAAACCCTTAGAAGAACCCGCGGGTTTATTTGCGCCCAATGAGCCGTTGTTTAAAGAGCCGCAGACCAAACCGCGTGGCGCTACGGCTTTTAATCAGTTGCCAGAAGAAAAGCAAGATATTGCCGATCTCAAAACAAATTTGGCTTCTGTTAAAAAAGACATTGCAGAAGCTTCCAAAAAGGAAAACAAGGGCAACCTGTTTAATTTCCTAAAGGACAAGTTGGTTGACCGGCCCGGAGCGTTCGGATTGTCTGACATTGATCCAGACAACAAAAAGTTACAACAGATGTACAACAAGCAGGGCCAAGGCGTACTGCTTGAAGACATGGTAAGCGATGGCGCTCTAGATGAATACCTGCCGTTCAACCAACGTGCCGTGATAAATGGCCAGAAGAATCCTAATTTTGATACATCAAATGCACTGGAGCACATTGCAGGCAAGCTGCGCTCGGGCGACTATGCAACCGAAAGCTTCAACAATAATCTGTCGGTACTGACCGAACAAAAGGATAGGCTTGAGACAGAGATAGAGCGCCTATCTTCTATGCCTGGTGTGAACCTTGAACTTGCTGCCCGAGCCGGAAGACCCAAGGCCGAAGTGGAGCCTAGCTTGCCTGATCTTATATCTCAGGCGGAAATGGCCGGAGTAGACGTAGAGGGATTGCAAGAACGCGTGGCATTAGAAATGCCGGACGCTACACCGGCTGAGTACCAAGGTGCTTTGCGTAGTGCTTTGTTTTCTGCCACAAGTCCTTCGCCGTCTTATGCAATTGCCGGACAAGAATTTACGCAAGATGAAGTTGAAGACTTAATCAACGAAAGACTGACAGATGAAGAACTCCAAAACATCATTAGACAAACCGAAGCCCAGCAAGCAGCAGCTGCTCGCGCTGCTCAAGTCCCTCAGCCCAGAGCAGAGACTCCAGCTCCAGTTGGGAGCGCGGAAAAAGCTGAGGAGCCAAGGGCCGAAGTAGAACTACCCAAAACAAGAAACAATCAAAAGCTTGCTGAAGCGATTGTTGACAATGATTGGGGCCGCGTCACAGGTGCACTTCAAAGCAGCAAAAATCCCATCATTGCAAACATTGGGAGATTGGCTGAAAACTTGGTAGGTGTTACAACCCAAGTTGATACCAAGCTGATGAAGAGAATTGCACCAGGCGCAGCAGCGGGATGGTCGCAAGACACCAATGGCATTTATGTATTAAGCAAAGCAAAGTCTGCTAGTGAACATGTTATTGCGCATGAGATTACTCACGCCCTAACTTACTTTGCTGTTAACAACCCAACTCCAGCACAGCAGCCCGCTGTTAATCGTTTAAAAAATTTGTACCGCTATGTAAAAACCAATCTTGGTGATGAAGGTTTGCGGCTGTACGGACTGAAAGATTTTGATGAGTTTATTGCTGAAGCAAACTCTAATGCAGAGTTTCAGAATACTCTGAGAAAGATTCCATATCAAAAGAAAACTGCTTGGGGCGCGTTTACTCAGGCAGTTGCCGACCTCCTTGGCATTCGTGATAGCAATGCGCTAACAGAGATCATTGCCATTACCGAAGAGTTGACATCTACGGAATCTCAAGGCGCACCTAAAGTAGAAGAAAAGCCAATAGAAACTGAAAAGCCTATTTCAGGTCAGCCTCCAATTCTTAAAGCACCTGCCAGCTTAAAGCTGAAGAAGGGGCGCAACGAACAAGTGGTGTTGGCTGCGCGCGAACTTGCCGCGGGTCGAATTACCAAGCAAGAATACGACAGATACGTTGATTACTACACGCCTATTGGCCCAGTGCTTGGAAGCAATCTTGAAGCGCCCATCAACAATGATTTGATGACGGACATCTTGACTACCAAGATCAAGCAAAAGAAAAAGGCTGAACTAATTAACGCGCCAATTGCAAACGGCACCCGCGTTGGTTTACGTATGGACATTCCTGCACTGGAATGGGGTCGTCAGAATGGTGTGAATGGAAGTGTGGTTTCTGTACACAAAGGTACAAGCCCTAATAACAAAACCACTGGCACAAACATTTCTTATCGCAGCACGGGCCACATTAAAAACGTCGTGTTTGCCCCGAGGGATGCAGAGCGTTCGTTTAGTGTTGCCCAAAACCTAGAAGGTCGATTAAGCGAAAAAACACCACAACAAACCATTGAAGGTGATTGGGTGAATACGCCGCCCGATCAGCTATTTAAACAAATTCAAAAATTGCTAACGAATCCAGAATGGAAACAAGTTAGCCTTGACCCAACGCGACACGCTTACTTCTATGACCGCGGCAATCGTCAGCCTGTAGTGTCTGCGGATGAAGTGTTACAAGTTGGCCGCTTTGTCTTGGCCAAGAATCCGGTGTATGCGCCTAGGGAAAGCTTCTTGTATGTAAAAGAATCTTGGGCAGACAGAGAAACTCCTAACGCTTATGGCAGAGAGCAGGCTCTGACTCGGATGTACAACCGCATGAGAGATGCGTACGACGAGGAATACAGCCCTGATGAGGCGTATGAAGCGGCTTACCAACAGGCTACTAAGCCAGAGCAATACATCCTGCGTCAACTAAAGAAAGATGATTTCCTTGGTTTTGACTATCCGCACCAAGCGATTGGCGCAATCATAGAAGAACCCAATGCTTACGATTTGTCGCCTAGTTTAAAAACAGCAATTTCTAGGTTGGGAAACATATCCATTATTCCCGTTAAACAAGGGGCAGTAACTCGCACCCAAGAAGGCAACGACGGCATGGAAATCCTTGCTGGCCTTGGACGCTTTGTAAAAGAGCCGGAGCCCAGCTACTTGGCTAAAGCAACACAAGCGTGGGACAACGCTGTAGACAATCCTAAGTTGACCAGAGAACAGGCTCTGGGCTCATTCCGCAAGTTTACCGATCAAGTGGAAACATGGGCGTTTAGTAGCGATGCAGCACTGAACAATCAAATCCGCCGCGAGGTGATGGAGTCTACAAAAAACCAAGAAGAAAAAACAGGCATGTTGCTTAATGCCAGCCTGAGTCAGACTGTTCACTCTGATGCTGTCTCTAATCTGTTTATCATGAAGGGAAACATCAAGTGGGATGACAAGTTGCACAAATGGACAGGCGTGGATGATGAAAATAACATCATCACCCTGTCGCGCCAGCTGGATGAGATTGCAGACAAGCACGGCCTAAGCAAAGAAGAGATTGAGCTTATTGCCCATACTGCTTTTGAGGCAAAGCGTACTGAATCACTGATACGACAAAATCAAACGATAGATGCAGAAGTTGCAGCCATGCGGGCTGAAGCGGCTTCTATTCGGGATCGTGCTCCTGTGGCGGCTAGTGAGCTGGCAGACAAAGCTTCCAAACTTGCGCAGAAAAAAATCCAACTGCAATTTGAGGGCGAAGAGCTTGCCCAATTTATCAAGGCAGGTCGAATCCAGTTTGAACTATTCCCAGAGCTACGCAATGTTGTCAAGACATGGGACGGCATTCGCGAAAACGCTTTGGATGTGATGGTAGAAACCGGCTTATATAGCCGACAAGAAGCCGAACAGTTAATGTCCAATGCGGACTACGTTCCATTCTTCCGCGAAGATCAAATTGAAGAAGGCAAAGGGCCCAAAGAGTTTTTGCGTTCGCTGTCTGTTCAAGCGGACAAGCGGATCAAAGGCTCCAAAAAACCTGTCAACGATATCTTTGACAACATGGTTCGCTGGACTCAGTACGCCATTAATCGTGGTGTGCGCAACCGATCTGCCCTTGCGTTGGTGAACACGGCTGAGTCTGTTGGTCTGGCCAGAAAGATCAAGGATGCAGATAGCAAAGAGAGCTTGGGTTTTGTTGGTGTAGATGAGGACAACAATCCCATAATTGGCAAAATTTCCAGTGGCGCACAAGCATTTAATTCGCTGAGGCAAGCTACTGCCGCAAATAAAACCCTTGATGGTTTTGAAGTTGTTGAGTTCAAAGATGCTGAGGGCAAGACCAAGTATGTGTTGACCCCCGAGGTTGCTAAAGAGAATGTAGTCAAGGTTTGGGACGGCGGCAAGCAAGTCGAGTACAGCATGGCTGACCCCATGTTTATATCTGCCTTTAGAGGCTTAGAGTCTGTGGCCATTCCAACGGTCAAGTTCTTCTCTAAGTTTGCTGATGTTCTGCGCCAGTCCATAGTTTTGTATCCCCTGTTCTCTGTTGCACAGGTTCCGCAAGACTCGTTTGCCGCAATGTTTACATCCGGTCTAAAGCCGCAACATGCTTTGACCATTCCGGTGCGAGCCGTCAAAGAATTTATTCAGACTTTACGCGGCAAGAGCAAGGCTCATGAAGAGTTGAAAAACGTAGGCGCAACAGGCGTTCGTGACTTTACTTCCTCCATCATTCGAGCTGATGCCGAGATCATGTCCGGCCTTAAGCAAGACACAGGTATCTGGAATGCTGTGAAGCGCAAGCTGGGCACCTTGGCTATGGCTGCGGATAACGCGGTGCGTCAAGCCACTTATGAGGCAGCATTGGCTCAGGGTTTATCTCGAGCAGAAGCCATTGAAAAAGCATTTGAAATTTTCAACGTGCGTCGCCGCGGGACTAGCCAGATGCTTGCCATGGCGGGCCAAGTGATCCCGTTCTTTAATGCTTATCTTGCTGCTCAGCACGTTGCTTATCGCACCCTGACCGGCGTGGGTACATCACCCACAGAACGCAAAGCGGCTATGCAGACACTTGCCGCCACTACAGGCTCAGTGATGGCCTTGTCGGTGATCTACGCCATGATGATGGGTGATGATGAGGGCTACGAAAAGAAAGCCACTCCAACCCGTGATCGCTTGCTCATGATACCAGGTACCAATGGCCTTGGGATTCCGTTGCGCGCGGACATCTTTGCATTACCCAAAGTATTGGCTGAGCATGTCTACCATCTGATTACAGACAACGGCATGACAGATGCAGGCAAGTTCCGCGCATCTATAGCATCCATTCTGGAAGGTTCTATCTTTAGTCCAACACCTGTACCACAAGCCATTAAACCTATTGCGGAAGCAGTGATGAACTACGACTTCTTCCAGCAAAAGCCGTTGGTTGGAATTTTCCAAAATCAAAAAGAACTAAGCCGTCAGTTTGAAGACAGCACTTCAGAGTTTTCTAAGGTGCTTGGTAAGACCGAAATGATTTCGCCCATTGTGGCAGACCATTTAATCCGTGGCATGTTTGGATCATTTGGTGGTTTATTTTTATACATGACAAACCCCATGTTGGCCGCTATGTCTGGCACCACCCGCCCCTCGGTCAGCTTCCAAGATGCGTTGGCTACCATTCCGAACGCAAGTGCTTTTGTTTCCAAAGAGTACGAAGTGGGTTTGCGTAAAGACTTCTATGCTTTGAAAGAAGTTACAGATCGTGCAGCCATGACCATGTCTGATTTGAAAAACCGCAGCCCGCAAGAGATTGCAGACTATCTAGAAGATCCAAAGGTTCAACAGCGCATTGCCTTAGCCCCAGCGGTAAACAGGATCGCGAGCCAGCTTACAAAGATTCGCAAGCAGATCAATCTGATCACCAACATCGAAACAGAAAAGATGACATCTTCAGAGAAGGAAGATCAGATCAAACAGCTTCGTGAAGCAGAGTACCAGCTGCTGAAGAATGTCAACCTAAGAAAGCTCAGAGAGATGGCTCAGGTGTGAAGGGCTTCAATGGTCATGGCCAACAAGTCCCATTCCGTTAACCTGTAGCGGACATAAAACTCACTGTCGCCTAGACCGTGAAAGCCTGAGTTGCCTTGATGGTGCTCTGGGCACAGTGGGATAACCAACCAATCTGACGCGCGCTGCGCTCCGCCAGCTGCACCTCTAGGATGGTGAAGATGGGGAGGCGTGGGCCCGTAGCCCAAATGACGACAGAGAATGCAGCCAACTTCGGCAACATCACTCATGTATCTTTTAAGTGCTTTGGTCATTTGAAAGTTTTTTGATAAGGCTTCTCGGTGGGCGTTATGTAGTAAGGGCCACCTCTTTGAACATTGGCCTCAATACGGTTCCTAGCGTTTTCATTTTTTGTCTGCGGGCTGCGCTCTTTCCAATTAAAGTCATTGTTGTTGCTCTTGGGTATGTTCGTTCCCGGCCAAAATCGTGTCATCACTTAATCCTTTTTGTTGTCCCGCTTTATATCCTAGCTCATAAGCCATCTCCACCACGTCGATTGCTCGAGCATCGACATTGCAAAGGCGCAGCAGCTCTACTAATTCTTCTTTGGCTTTCATAGCTTCAATCCTTAAGAATGTGAATGGCGATTAAGACTGCCAGTACTAGCACCGCGCCGCCCAATAACAGCAGTAAGAAGATTTCAAGCATTGGTTTCCCTCGCTTTCAGCATTGCGTCTGCTAATTCGTAAGCCTGTGTTGGTATCTCTGAAAATAAACCATCATTGTCAATTAACCCTTGCATAGCCTTTGCCGCAAAGTAATCACGCAGGGTCATGCCAGCAGTCAGTGGCTTCTGTAGATGTGTTATTTCGTGGGGGAATGCAAATGTGTTTTCGTTC